CTCACCTCTATAGTGGGTGAGCAGCAGGGATCTATGACACAACTCAACAGATTGTTGAAGTTTGAGTTTCCTTGGGTTTTGCCCATAGAGCTTTTGTCATTCTTACCTGCCTTAGCAGCTGTAGTGTCATGTAGTTTGCCGAATGGTCAGGGGGTGTGGCGTTTTCGAGGATTATGTTTAGTGGGGGCAGTATTGCCCCTTATATACAGAACCCTCGCGCCTGCCTCTCGTAATCCCAAACGGCAAGCTATGCCATGGGGCTTTTCTGGCAGTCTCCTTTCGATGTTGACCTCTTTGTTTTGTAAACCATCATTGAGTGATCGTCAGTTAGTTGAGACAGGGCTTTCGATGTTCGAGAGCACTTCTGTTGGTTTTACCATTTATGCGGATGTTCCTATACCGCTTGGTGAACCTAGACATTTTCCTTCTGTTGAGGTCAATTTACCGTTACGACCTCTTCAGACGCCATATATTAAGCTAAATAAGCGCGGGTTGCCTTTTATGGACCCGAAGAAAATGCCACGACTTAAGAAGATAGGTCTGTCCATGTTTAGGATAGTTAAAACCGCTTCAGTAGCTGTGGGTGCAATCGTCACTGAGTCCATGCCAGTTGTACACTCCTCGTCTTTGAACAATGAAATCGTATCCTTCCACAACAGGGCTGCAGCTGTACCATACGCACCAGACGAAGACGTCATGGAGTGCATGTTTAACTTTGTACAGAAGTATGCAGATTTGATTTTCCCTGGTTGGAGGACTTACCCAAGATTGCGTGTTACACAACCCATTTTGCGTGAGTATATAAATCGATTTCCTCCAGCTAAACGTCAAGTTCTATGGGATGAGTTAAACGACTCTTCCAGGGAATGGCCGAACATTAAATTGAAGGCCTTCGTTAAGCAGGAATTGAAACTGAATAGCAATTCAGTTGTGTATAAACCAAGTCGTCCTCGTTGGATAACTTCAGGCAAGCCTAGTTATAATCTTGCCACTGGACCTTATCTTTATCTCATGAACAAGCGATTGCAAGAGATGTGGGATGGTAAAGGAACGGTGTTGTACACTTCTGGACGTAATAGTGAGTACGTGGGTGCATGGTTTGATAGATTAGGCCATAATCCTGCGACCCACAAGCGCGGCGATTCAGATTTTGCGTTCATGGATGCATCGGAAACTAGGGAATTACTATTCACCATGGCTATAATCATGCACTTGTTTCTTGGTTTACCAGGACATGTTGTTAAACAACTGATAAGAGCTATTGTCAATAGTGGTGCCACTCGAAATGGACTTGTTTTCTATATCGATGGTACCTTGGGTTCAGGTAGAGGGAACACTATGTGCGGTAACACGCTGGTTAACGTGATTTCTAATATATTCGCCATAGTTGTAGCTAACCCGAGCATGACCGTTGAGGAAGTTTTTAAGGCATTCTTGATGGCAGCGGTGGGAGATGATGGTAGTTCAGCCATTTCGAAAGGAATGAACTGGCCCAGCAATGATCTCATGCGTGCTTTAGGGTTGGAGTACACTTATAATAGACCGTCTGATACACGCTTCTTATTATTTTGTTCAGCGAGATTTTGGCCAACAAAGGAGGGCACCGTTTTAGGTCGCCAACCTGGTTTGGCCATCCCGAAGATGGGTTGGCTGGTTAATCAGCCGAAGTCTAGGGCTAGGGGGGTTCTCAAATCCAAGTTACAAGGAGAGTTGAGAAATTGTTGGTTTATACCACCCACTAGAGTCTATGTAGAGCATTGTTTTAAGTTGTTAGCTAAAGTAAAGGCAAAGAAGTACCTGCAAGAGAATCAGGAGTATCATCGCATAAACGTGGCCGAAT